TTCTTTTGACATAAGACCTTTTACATTAAGATCTTTATATGTTCCAGATGTGATATGACCTGTATTTAATTTATTGGTCTGATTAACAATTGTGTCATTTTTCAATGTAATTGTAACTTTCATATCAGCCACATTCGTATTAAGTTGATTAATTTTAACATCTTTCTCATTAATAACTGTCTTTAACGCTAAAATATCGGCTTCTCTTTCTTTCATTAAAGATTCAAGGTCGGTTATTCTAGTTTTGAATCCTGTAATTTCTAATCCAGATTTTTTCAATTTTTCATTTAGTACGGCAATTTTCTTTTTGTTTTGATCTAAAAGTGAGTTAATATCTTTAATGTCACTAAGGATTTGTTCTCTCTTTCCCTTTGTAATCTCCACATCTGAGGATTTTATTGTGATCAGCTTCTCTTTTTCTTTTATCGTCTGAAGATCAGTTTCAATTTGATTGAAAGTTAATACCCAATCTTTCATTACAGAATCTTTGTCAGTTATAAGTTTAGTAAATACATACTTTTGGGCTTCCACCACGGCATTTTGTTTAACTTCTTGATTCTTATAAACGAAATAAAATGTAACGCTTAATACGATCGCAACAATAACACCAACTAATGTGGATACTTTAGATACTTTTGTTTTCATGTTAATTTTTTTTAAATTATTATTTTTATTTTATGACCTATATGTTTCAAATATTATACCATTTCATAAAACGCACATATTTAATCAGTTAAAATTAATAAGAAATGGAATTTCTCTATATTTGAGAAATTATTTTCAATTTGAGTAAATCAGTCTATTAAAAAACTGTTTTGGATCAAGTATTTCTTCATATGACGGTGGTTTATTACCGATCAATATTTCAATTCCTTTGTGAACTCCATACTTATTTAAAAAATCTTTCAAAAAGATTACGGAATAATAGTATAAATTATTTATCTTATTTTCAGTAGCCAGCAGATCTGTTTCATTTGCCGGCACTGATATATCTTTAAGAGGATTACTTTCATTAAGATAATATATCACATACTCACATATTCCTTCTTCAATGAATGTCGACCCAAATTGAGTGGCGGGATTTGGAAACATTCTTAATATTCCATATTCAGGTGATGTATATTGATTATTATTTTTCATTGTGATTAAAATCTGATTGAAGTACACATGAGTTAATTCATGGAATATAACGGCCTTAACGGTTCGTTCATTATATGGAATGGTTTTCTGTTTGAATTTTGATAATTCTTTAAATTCGTATGCAATATATTTTTCTTCATTTGTTATAACTATATAATCTGGAATATAGAATTGTCCCAGTTCACCATCATCACTTGTTTCACTGATATTTTCGGTATATATATAAACATCATATAATGAGTCAATTAGATATTCATACTCTTTTATTATACTAGATTGATTATCTTTGACATAGGTATTTATTCCATATGCGGAAGGCTTTCTGTTCTTATTATAATTGGGATCCTTTTGAGGATTAAATGATAGAAATAATAAAAATAATATACCGAATATTTTGATCACTATACTAATCCTTGTTGTTTCATTATTATTTCAAGATCCTGTTGGGTTAAAGGTTTATCATCTTTATGATTTCTCATATACTCCCTCTGATGTTTCTTCGAACTATTTTTCTTTCGAACTTCAGCTTGATGTATTTTATTTTTTTTCTTATTCTTGTATGCCATATCACAAAGATAGAAGCGATTTTTGAATTATCCAAATTATTTAGGAATAATTTTAGAATTTTTTTTCTTTTCGTAAACCAATTTACGTATCTCCCAACATTCTTGAAGGGCGTTATTTTGCTTTTCGATTTCTTTCGATTTGATGATATCTTTTTTCGGTGTGTTCATTATAGTAAATATTTCTCCAAGGAATAGAAAAATATGCTATATCGCAATAGTTACTTCTTAATGGTAAAAATATAAAATTCCAACGAGAATAAGAACAATTACCATTAAAATAAATGATAGTTTTCCCCAAGAGAACTTCGTAGTATAGTAAACATAGTAACCTGGACCAAGTATTCCATTATCACCTGTACGGATATCTTCAAAGAAAATGTTATTATATAACCAAACCACTCCTTGACCAAGCTTCCAAAATGGAAAGATGACATAAGCAAGAACAAGTCCCCATTCGAATTTTCTTCTTCTGCGTTTAATAACGGTAGTTTTAACTGATGTCCTCATCTCTTTCTCCATTTAAGAAATTCCCATACAGACATTTTTTTAATATCTTTAATGTTTATTTCTTTGCTTGTAGATGGATTTTTCAGACCATTAATTTCTTCATTGAGATCTGTGATTTGTTTAATAAGAGAATCATTTTTCATTGCTATTTCTTTCACAGCCTCATCGGGGGAAATATACAATGATATAGAAGGGCAAGATGATTGTCCCCACCCAACACTGTTGTAATAATCAAAACAACGATACGTGTTTCCCTTCTCGATTTCTGCTTTGAAGTCCCTTAGAGCATTGTACTCAGGGAGCCCTAAAATTACTGTATTTGCTTCCATATTAATTAATTGTATTTATTTTTTTGATTTATTATATAATCGTTTGTTCATATCATTCAAATGATCCAATTTTAACATCTTCTATAAGTACTTTTCCACAAACTTTACAAACAATTTTGTTTACATATTTACATCTATCGAGATATCCTCCTCCAAAATATTCATATTTCTTTTCAGTTTCATTATGAATACAAATAAGTCCTAATCTCTCTATACTTCCAGCTCTTGCGAATTCTAAAGTCATTATTTTTTTATCCAATTTCTCAATTTCTTTCTTGAGATTGAGAGCTTCCTGATTTGGATCCGATTTTTTCATCTTATTAGGTCTGTACATTTTCTATCAATCTCTTCAATTTGGTTCAAGAAGCATGCTCTTTCCTGAGCATCTTTTTGAGTTTCACATAGGTCTAAATCACCTTCCATAAATAATCTACTTTCACCTCTCATAAGAGAAATGACATAGTATCTAGTACGAACTACGCCATCACATGAATCAATGGTTATTCGTACCTCTCCAATCCATCCTTCATATACGGTAAAAGGCGAATATGGATTCCTGCCGTCAAATGATAGTCGTGCAACATAATATACTGTTGTCTTGGGATCGTATTGATATTCTAATGTTTTCATATTTTCATTGTTTTCTTTTTTCCTGTAATTCTTTTGCTCTCTCCATTAAACGTTTATACGTCATATCTTTACCTCCACATTTAAAATCTGGCTCAGATGTTTTTATATCTTTCTTTTTAACTTTTTTTGATTCCATTACATTATACCTTTATTTACATCTGGATTAGTTTCTTCCCAATAATCACGATAATATTTGATTTGTCCTTCAAGATCTATTTCTTTATTATTAAAAACACGATAGATTGATGTAAGTATAATACTACTCATATCATCAGCGTGATATACTCCTTTTTCATTAAACCATTTTGCAAGAATTGATCCAGTCCATAAACCCCATCCGTTTCTTAATCCTGTACCAAAACCATGATGGAGATATGACAGAAATTCTTTTTCGGTTTTATCTTTGACAAATTCTTTATTTTCATTGGTTGTTAACAAATTAATTGCTTCTTCAAGATTTTTAGGAATTGAAACTTCATCAATCTTTGGGACATCAACTAATTCACCATTATCCGTTATTTTGTCATCTGGCGGAATCTCAAATATTATATCATCAGAGACTTTACTTGCTGATTTATATGACTCTTTATCGATCTCATAACACTTGGTGCACCTCTTATATGGTTTACCTGTGTTCTCATTATATTTTATTCCCCATATATGAGGTTGTAGTTCTTTATGCCCGTCAGGATGACCCGCATATGTGGTGTTACATTTGGGGCAACCTTGACAATCCTGAAAATTATCGGTTGTCCACGCTGTTCGTTCTCCACATTTACATCGTAACGTTCTCATCTTCTAATGGCTTTGGTTTAGCAACTCTAAACATTTTGTTTTCTTGTATTGGAATAGCTGTGGGAAATTTTCGTCTATCGACAATATTTCCATTTGGTAATATGCCAGCATAACCTGTCTCATTTAATTCAACAATTTCAAGCAATCGTTTAAGTTTTTCTACTTTTTCTACCTTTCTTTTACCCATTTGATGTATTTTTTAACTTCCTTATGATTCAATAATTTTTGTAATATGTTGTATTTTCTACCAAGTTCTTTTTCTGTTATTAATATGTGTATTTGCTTATGACAATCATCCTTACATATATTAATTCCCTCGTTCATCTGTTCCCTTGTGAAATTTTTTTTAAACCATTTATTTGTATGCAAACACACGGGAATAAGATGATGAAAGGTTAATGGGCATTCTCTTTTACATAAGTCACAAATCATTCAATTAATGCGTTCAAATAAATGCCAAACAAGTTTATTATCGTGAGAAAAGAAAGATCCAATAAATGTTCTTTCAACACCTATATCAACCATAATCGGATTTCCTGTTCCAAATATTTCAAATTTTCTTGTCTCTTTTTCGCCATCTGGATCAACCAATGCCCATATACAAGGAACGCCATTTTGTATTTGAACCGATAATATTTCGGCATAAGATGGCATATCAATTGATTGATCATCGGTTATTTCTATTGGGTATTTCCAAATTACTCTCTTCATATTTTTAATATTATGTGGAAAATAGTTGAATAAAATAATGATCAGCAGGCTTCCATTCTGGACTTTCTGCTATTAATTTTTCACGAGATTTTCTCCATGTATATGTTATTTCATCAAATGATTCACAATCATATGTTTCAAAGAATCTACAATCTTCTGGATCTAACTTGAGCATATTAACAATTTCTGATGATAATTGTTCAGATGCATTTGTTACTGAAGTTCCTTTATTAAGATCTTGAAAATAAATTGCATGCTCTAAATCTGTGGAAATAATTGTAACAGAGCATTCAGATGGAACTCTCCCGAATCCTTTAAACTCGTGACAAAAATTTTGTTTCATTTTTCAATAGGTATTATTATTTCGTTATTTTTCATTCTTCTACATATTTCATCAAAACCATCAAAAACAATCAGAAGCCATTGTTTTATTCTTTGCTCAAATGGAATTTGATCGTGTTCTATAAAATGTGGTTTATCATCTCCGTGGGCAAAAGCAACATATTCCCATTCGGTGTCCGAATACATTTCACAATTCTTATAATATTTTTTCATAACCTCAAGATCATCTCCCTCGTATCCATATTCTTCAAGACCGCCATTGATTCCTCTTTCTAATTCTTTGAAAGTTGCATCAGAATCATATTCTCGTCCTTTTTGAGTTGAGTATATTTCTAATTTTTCGATCCAGTAGTAATCGTCAACATGACTATCAGCCGATGGCCAGAACTCTCTACAAAACATCCAATGTCCATAGTCCCCTATGACGGCCATTGCCCCTTCAATGTTAACGAATCTGATTCTACCTTGTAATGTATCAGGTTTTTTTAATTCGTAAATTAATAGGCCATCCTGTTTGGCAGTGAGAAGTTCATGATTCTCAAATTCTATTCCTGTTCTTTTACCTTTCATAATTTATTCTATTATGTGTTCAACGACCCCATTTTCGTCGGGAGTTCCCCATTTTCTGTTTTTGTTAATCTCAAGTTTTTCTTCCGTCGCACTGATTAACGAATCCATATTTATTTGAGCATGAGACGCACAATCTATTAAAAGCATCAGGCAATCAGCTAGTTCAAATCGAATTCTTTTATATTTGGACATCAGTAAATCAATACCATTTTGAGTATTATTAGAATATGTTCCTTGATATAATTCTTCTAGAGCGATTATTAACTCATCAATTTCTTTTTTAAGATGATAAGCCATAGGCGTTGCGGTTCTATACATTCCGAAAGTCCCATCACTCCATTTTTTTACATCATCTTGTAAGTTTTGAATTCTCTGTAATGGATCTTCCTTACTAGCATATAATGGCCATAGTGTCTCCACTATTAATTCTGTTTGTTCTTTAACTGGATCTATCGAACGTCGGCCATACCAAACATCTTCTGTTGATAATTGAACAATCTTTGTAAATTCTTTTTTATTCATTTTGAAATTTTTCTATCTGATCTAATGTAAATTCGAATTGAACCCATGGGCTACTTTTCTCTGTACTATACCATACGTGGCACATTGATTGCTTGGGGCTAAGATATAACCCATTTGATGGCATTTTCAAACCGATAATAATACCTCTTCCATAAGGAGTTTTTACTTCTTGTCCTAAATAATAATATGGGAGATCTTCAACTCTATCAAACGCTTTTTCGTAATCGGATATTTTAATATCATTAGATATCATTTTCAAAATAGATTTTGCCATTCTATAAGAGGTCATTGATTCGGTATTTCTATATCTTTCAATATATTCAGCAATAGTATTTTCTTTTATATTATCCATTGTTTATAAATTATAATGTAAAGATAGGAAATATTTTTAAGATTACCAAATATTTTTAAAAATAAATTTTCTATATTTATGATAAACAATATTATTATGGAAATTCCTAAAGTACTTGTATCAATATGGGGCCTTGGGCCCACTTATCGTAATAGAGTGAAATCAACAATACAAAAAGCAATAGATACTGGATATCCGCATATCTTACCTTACATTATCTTAACAGATGTTCCAAGTGACTTCTATGAACTTCGAGACAAAACAGACAAAATAATTGATATTATTGATCTTCACGCCGAGAGAGAAAAGTATTCATCTTGGTCCAAAGAACTTGAATACCTATGTCAAGAGAGATATGATGAACAAAAATACGGAGAAGAATTTTTCAACGCTAAAGAACAATCGAAGAAGTTTTCATATGCCGTACATAGATTTGTATTTCCGAGGATAGCCGAACTAGGTTATAATAGATTCTTACATAGTGATGGAGATGTTGATATTAGATATGATAAAATAGTTAATGGTACACTATCGGAAGAAGAATTTTGGGAACAATTTAATACTCCGGTTAATTCAGTAAGAGGACTTGATTTAGAAACAAGAAAAATGGATGAGGGAGGCGCTCATTATTTTAATGTTTCAATTATTGCTGCAGATATTCTTAGATATGAAATAGAACGATTACACCCAGAATATAATCATCTTTATTGCTTCCATCTAGTGACCACACAAACAGAATGTGGATTTAGATATTATCATTTTGCCGACACCTCTAGAATATTAAAATATTTTGAAATTTGGGATGAAATTGCCCATATGATGCTCACTCATCATTATCTCAGACAAGCTATTGGAGGGCCAGGATATGTTCTTATTGATAATGTTATGCATACCGTACTTGCCGATGTCTTTCAAATGCAAGTGTTAAATTTTGGTAAAGAATATCATCTTGTAAATATTCATAATGCAGATAGATATTTTTGCCCAAGAGACTTAGGAGCGTTTATCAATGGAGTTGAAGTTGTCATAAAATCAGGAAAAACTCGTGATGATTATATGGAAATAAATAAAGAACTAATTAAAGTTCTGAAAGAAACCAGAGGTGAATTATTTTAAGAAATATTTATTGATATACACATTATTATGGTAACAACAATATCAAAAAAACGATTAGAAGATTTGAATTGCGTTCTTGGATTGGATTGTTCAAAATATCAAAAAGATATTACTTGGAGCATGGCCAAGACATCAGGAATTGATTTTGCTTTCGTGAAAATCACCGAAGGAACAACAGGTCATGAAGATAATCTTTATAATTTAAAAGGAAGAGTTCTTGATGCTCAAAAAAATGGTATTAAAATTGGGTATTATCATTTTGCAAGACCAGGCAATGTCGAGATACCTGAAGATGATGCAAATGAAGAAGTACAAAATGTCATAGGCCATCTCGGATATCTACCTAAAGTTCAATTACCTTTTATTTTGGATATTGAGGCATATTCAACTACCAATATTTGGGATAACAAGGTAGATCATATGAATAGATTCATTCAGACCTTTATAGATAAATTAAAAGAACGTAATATACCTATAATTCTTTATTCATATAAGAGTTTCTTGGACACCAATTCATCTCCAATATTTGGATCATATCCATTATGGGTTGCGGCATATATAAAGAATCCGGAAGTTAGTTTACCTGTAATTCCAATTGGATGGACTGAATGGCAGATATGGCAATTTACTGAAAAAGGGCAGGTCAATGGATATAATGGTGACATTGACCTGAACATTATGAAAAAAGAATATTTTGATTTGTTCTAAAAATTGTGAAAATCTGTCTCTTTAACGCCTAATTTTTCTCTCCAGAAATATAAACGATTTTTGATATATTTGGTATAATTCTCGCCATCCGTCACTGCCCAAAGTTTTATTGTGGGTACAAATGGCTCAGACGAAACCATATAAATGTTTGAAAGTCCAACCATTCGCATAAAGAATGGTTGTTCCATTCGTATAGACTTAATTCTGAAATAATGCATTTCTCTTATTGTATGCGAGAATACTCCTCGTTTTTCAACAATTGTTTTTTCACCAAATCGATATTGAATATTACCAATTACTATCATTCGACATATGAATATGAATATTGGTAAAAATAGCCAGCATCCTGCTATTCCAATTATTCCCCATATAACGTTCACCCATTGCGATGGCGATGTTGTGAATAAAACTTTATCTGTGTCTACAAATGTTGCTTTCATTTTATTATCCTTTAATTGTTGATATATAAATTACTTTTCTTTCTTCTCTTATCAAACCTTTTTCAAGTAAAAATGGTAGCCATTGTGGATCGGGTTGTTCCCATCCTTCAAATTTATGTCTTGATGATAACCACCATGCATTATTTAAACAAACTAAATCAAGAAAACTATCAATACGGGTTCTCTCGTCATATCTGGCTTCGGCAACAAGTATTCCATCATCATCCTCGCTGAGAGTGATAGTACCACTCTTATAGAACCCGTCAATTATATATTCGTTTTGCTGGATTTCTTGATTAAATGCAATTGTAACTTTAATCCCTCTTTCTAATATTTCTTGTATAATTGGATTCATAATTACATTGGTTCAAAATATTCGCAAGGTCCATCACAACTAATAAAACGAGATGTCTCGCATGTGCAAAGGTTTCTACCTTGAGCACAATCAAAATAAGTACAATCTTCGCCAAGGAGATCATCTTGTTTCTGTAAATTTGCTTTTATAACATTCTCAGCTTTGAGATTATACATAACATCACCAAGGCTATCTTGAGATTTGATGTAGTTCCTGAATTCTTCAATTGTGAATTTTTCTTCCATATAATTAAAATTTATGATTCATCATTTCTTCAATCGGATTCCAGCAAGCCAAATTCCAATCCAATTGTAAATGTTTTCTTACTTTCTTTTTCTTCTTCCTTGGGTAATTCTTGGACTTCCCCCATTCATCAAGAATGTCCTGTTTCCATTTACTCTGGTTCATTTTAACAGCGCCCATCATAAGTGATGCGAATCCTAAAATATGACCGTTATTCATTTTGTTTTAACTTTTTTCGATTTTTAAGATAAACCTCATATTCTTCTTTAGTTAAGTACGCCGTTTCACCCCACGGGTCACAAACAAGTACTGCTTCATTATCGTATTTATATATTACTAATAGTTCATTCATATTACTCTTAGGTATTTAACGCAACAAAGATAAACATAATTTTTGAATTGGCCTACGATTCTTCAGGATTTTTTTCTTTTTCTAATGAATATTTTGTGAATAGATTGATAGACCAAACGGATAAAACCCCAAAAATAAATGTACAAATATATCCCCATAGAGTATTTTCCGGATCAACTGAAGTCATATGAGCTGAATATATGTATATCATAATGTACATAATGTAAATCAATGTTATCATACACTTCATTATCTAAATGGTATTTACATTCCTTATTAATTGTGCCTATAAATACTCATTTCTTATGATTTTTTATAATTATTTCTTCTTTGGGGCTGACGGTTTTTTTGCTGGTTGTTGAATTATGAGAGAATCGAGAGTGGTGGCTTGTTTATCCATGGTCTCCAAATTTTTATCATTTTGTGAGGATCTTGATACTTGATTCGTCTTTTGTTGCCATTGTAAATATTCCCGATATTTTTTTTCCTCATCTGTCATTGGTTTCTTTAATGTGTCCACAAATGGCTTGTTTAATTGTGGGGGTGCCTTTTTAGATTGTCCATATGAGGCGGCAACAGATAAAATACACAATATAGTAACGATTAATAATAATTTTTTCATGTTATTCTTTATGCGAGTTTATAAATTGTGAATACTGACCATCGAGTTCAGCTTGCTTAGAGTTTAACTCAATTTGTTTATCAACAAATATTTCCAATTTCTTAACAGTTTCGGTGTTATATTTTATTGTGGTTTCTAAAACAGCCTCATTTTTACTTTTTGTGGTTATCCACCCATATAAAGATACAAGAATACCAATGATGTAAATTACATCTTTGATGTACTTTGTATAGTTATCATACCATTTTGGATCTTTTATTGGCATATCTTATGGTCGATGATAATGATCATCAAATTTCTCTTCAAGAAAATAATCCCAAACTTTTTTAGAATCTTTATTGTACCTTGACAAAGATCTCTTCATCAATAGCCTCAAGAAATTCGAATCTTTATTTTTGTAAACTGATATTATCTTTTTAACGACCCTATCATATTCAATGGTTGATGTTTTTAATATATCGGGCATCCACCAGATGGCTTCTCCAACTATTATTGGAATGTTACAATTAATAAAATCTGCTGTTACAATATTGAAGCTTTCGGTATACGATAATTGTAATCCTATATCCATTTTTTCGACTAGCTCATTAAAATCATCATTCTCTTTCCAATCGTGTTTTATTAATTTATGCGGACTATTTTTAAATAATTCTTCTAGATTTTTTACAACTGGATTTAATGTGACATCTTTATGAACATCAGCAGTAATATGAAAATGTAATTTCTTCTCAAGATCATCGGCCGCTTTAATAGCACATAGTGCTTGAAACGGTTGATTTTTCAACAATCTTAATGCCCCAAAACATCCGACATTTATTATATGATTTTCATGATGATCGTGGCCTTCCCATCTTTCATAACCTGTTTCATGAATTATATTTGGAAGATATACCAACTCATATTTTAATGCATTAGATAGATATTCGGTAAATGACATATGATTGGGTGCGATTGTTAAATTCTTTTTGTGCAATGCAATGTACTCATTAATCATCGCCAATGACATCGTTTCCGCACTTAAAAATCCAACATCGCTATGAATTCTAACGACCCATTCCATTTTTTTATATCGTGGTAACTCTATTAACTCTTTCAATTTAGCCGATGGGACCCACAATGCCTCAAGTATTGCCATATCGGGTTTATACTCAAACAGCACTTTATCTATGCCGTTGGCGTCAACAACAGTAACAACATTAACATGATAGCCTAAATCCTCTAAATACATTGATAAATGTTTTGAGGAATTTATTAGGCCATATGATTTAATATTCGTATTATTAGTATAATATGGCCTTTCTTTTAAGATGAATAATATTTTTTCCATTCCATAATTTATATTCTTTTATATAAGTGGGATACACCTACCTATAATTATTCCGAAAATATAAATTATGCTAATTTATTCAATTTTATTTTTTGTGTGATATTTATTCCTCTTCAGGAATTTCGGAAATACTGTTATCTTCTTTTAATAATTCCATTTGTTCATAATACCATTTCTCTTCTTCGTACTGCTGCTCGAAGTCCCATCTTTCTTGTTCTTCTCGTTCCTGTTCTTGTCTTTTCAGGTCGTCACGATAGTATTCATATGTTTTACTCATTGATATCTGTATATGGTTTTATAGGGGAGATTGATTTATCGATTGGTTTATTTTCTATTTCCCGTCTTATCCTATCACATAAGTTACGATATCCAAGACAACTAGTACTCATATCACTACAGATATCAAATCCAATTTTAATTTCTTCTAATAGTTTTAATCGATATTCACGAATTGCGTCATCGGGATTTTTATTACTTACTTCTGTGATTTTACTCAGAAGAACATGCTTAACATATTCCTCCATGACCATATTTAAAAATGCAGGATGAATTAACGCTTTATCATTCATCTTATCCCAAAGGTCTATTCCGTATTGAAATTTTAAAAATTCTGCTGGCGTCATCATATTTTTATTTGTCTTAATCCTTCTTGTAATCCCGCTTCCAGAGCAGTTTCGTAAGATACATATTGATCACTATTATATTGATTAACAGATTTTCCTATATGCCAATACCACCCATCACATTCTTCAATAGCAAACTGTCGATAATTAGCGAAGACCAATATATTGTGTTCTTCTCTTAACCATGTTTGCACGAAAGACAGAGTTGGAGCTGCGTACATTTTATATTTCTTATTTGAATAATCACTATTATGATCATTACAAAAATAATTACGCGAGTCAAAATTAATTTCGCCTTTTTCCCATCCAAATGGTCCGCCACCTTCAGGATATTCCAGATCTTTCTGCGTTTTAAGATATTCAGTATACGAACCTGTTACCCAAATATGAAATTTCTTTTCTTTAAGAAGTTTAGCTGTTTCGAGTGTTATTATTGCGTCTATCATATGATCTTTGACAAGTTTATTCATCGTGATATATTCTCCAAGCAATTGCGTCACTATCGATCTTAAATGACCCATCTTCAAGAACACCATCAACCTCTGGAACTTCAGGGAGATCTATTGGATAAACAAAACTCACTATGGGATGGAATGCTCCATCACCATCGGCATAAAAAGAACAGAATCTTGACGATCCCATTTTTCCAAGATGTTCCATATGTTTAAACATCTTCATTAATGCGAGGGCATCTGCGGGGGCTATGTTATCAATTGTGATAAATAATTTATGTTTGTCTCTACTTATTGCCATTATAATAATTTATAAGTTGAATTTTCCGTTTCGAATATGATATATTTTTTTGTTTTTTTTACGATTTTTGTTACGGGCGTTGTTAACCAATAATCTTGATTGGAATAAGAACGAGCCGTCACACTTCCAACCATCAATGAACACCCAACAATCGGCTCGTGCCCAGCAATTTCTTTATATGTACCATCCTCATTCCAAGCGATAGCATCGACTCTTGCTCCACCATCTTTTAATTCTTCACACCCGTCAGGGTGTATTTTAACTAGCGTTGCCATATAATTTTGGATTTATAATTTGAAATCCCCAACGATTTTTGTTATGTTCTTTATACTGTTCCCAATATTTCTTGCTCCGAATCCAAGAAGGACGATTTTCTGGTAACACAAATCTTACAACTAACAGTATTAAATCTTCAGTTGAATTTTTAAATTCGTTTAATATACATTGAATCTTAGTTTCGCAATTCATATTATAAAGATATGAAAGATGGACTATTTGATGAGCAGCATATTCCCTGAGAGGCACTGTTGTTACAGGTTCTTTTGTGTCAATATGTATAATTTTCGTTATCATAATTTTATTGATACAAAGATATGATAAATATTTGAGACTACCAAATAATTTATGGAAAAAATAAGTCACTTAGCGGTAAAGCGATATAGATACAGTCAAAACCAAAATCAATGTCAAAGACCTTCCTCTACATACAAGGGCAAAGGCGAGAACCAAGTCTAATTTTCTTCCTCCGTATAATTTTTCTCTCTGATCTCATAAAGTCTCAGTAGAGTAACTTACACGGCAGTCGTGGTCGTTTTTCGGAAACCCCACAAAAAACCTGATTTCGTAGAAGAAGCGGTTTCACCATTAGATTGTAGCCGCACGGGGCGGCAACGCTTTAGTTTATAACTAATTTCATATATGTAAAAGAACTCTACCACTAAGTGCAAAGAAGGATGAACTCAGTTTGTACTTTGTCCATCCTTCACCTTAGTATATGATTAATCCTGTGTTTCAGGAAGTTTACTCAAGAAAATGTTAACCACTTTTTGGAAACGTGGATCGACTTGAATACGCAGTGCCGCAACTTCTTTGATGGATGCCTGACGGCCTTTTTCGAACTCTGCTCTGATGGTTTTAACCTCTTCGGTTGCCTTTTTATACTCAGTTTCATATGCGCCCTGACGATCAAGATTAATCTTTGATGCCTCATTCTGAACATCAGAATTGAGTTTAGCAATACGAGCGTTCTCTTCTGTGATTAAGTTTTTGACCTTAGCTTTGAAATAATTAACTCTTTGTTCGTACCCACGATGAATTCCTGCAAGTTCTTCGTGAACTTCAAGAAGTTCTTCTGATGTGTGATGAGGCTTAATATCAACAGGACTTTTCACGCCATCCTGAATAATCATCCACTCAATGGCGGGAAGTGTTGGGAGTTCTGCCCTTAACTTGTCAAGGGTTGATCCTTTATGAATGAATTGACCAATATGCGAAGCATATGCTTCTGCTTCCAGATATTCATTATATTCGAATGCACTAAGCTGTTCCCAACCCCAAGTTTCATCAACCTGTGGGACTACCTTTGGATCAAGATAATCATAATCTTGTGGAAATTTAACGCCAGAAATATCTGCCTGAACAACTTTTAATTGTCTGAGTACATTATCCTTTTCCTTCATATTCTCCATAAGAAATGCCTGCGTAGCATGAAGTTCGGCCTTCTCTTTAAGAAGATCAACGACATTTTTAGGCAGTTTTTTACCCTGAACGGTATTGAACGTTTCATTATTAATTTTCACAGACTTACTGTAGTTATTAACTCCTCCAAGTACATTTCCGATTTCAATTGATCTCTGATTGCAGAGATTAGAAATTGACTGAGCCTGTGAAAGGCTTAAACCTGTTGATGCGAGTGAATGCTTTTTCATATTTATCCGTTTTTAGAAATTAGTTATTGTTTCAGAGTACAAATATAAATAACATTTTTGTAATTGCCAAATAAAAATGAATATATTTTTAATTTATTTTAAAAATGTAAATTATTTAAGAATTCAGTATAATAAATTGGATCGCCAATATGTGTATCCCCATATTTCTCATTTAAAAACCCATCTTTATCACAATATTTATCATATATATCAAAAAAGATATAACCATATTTTTCACAATATTCTTTTAATTTAATATTCATATATGTATTGATATTTTTTTTAAGTTCATCGGAGCATGGGGTATGTTGGTATGCCCACAAAACCAAATTTTTTTCTCTTTTTGGAGGAATAACATTCTGAACCATCATATGTAGATTATTAAATTTTTCTTCATTAGCTTTAAGAGCCTCAAAATAAAGAGGCACAGTATCGTCAATTATTGTCTTCCATGTGTTAGAAAATTGGGGTGATGGGAGATGCATTCTGCAATCGATTTCTCCAATACAAAATACCACAGCATCACCATCTTTAATATTAAAATACTGGTCATAACGATACGGAACAAAAACAGGCCATGAAGTCGATATATCCAAAACATTTAATTTTCCAAAAGCAAATCCATTAATGGTGTATCCTCTAACTTGATTGATACTAATTTCTTCGAATTTTGTGTCTGATAGTTTAATCTGTCTCCATGGAAAATTTGCGTGACAATCACCAACGGTGTGTAATTTCATTTTTCTCTATCTTTTAGTTTAGTTACAAGTTCAGCCATTTTATTTACTGTATCAAAATTAGCTGGCGTTGCATCTATATCAGGAATTTTAATCTTAAATGTTTTTTGTAGGAATATTAATACAACGATCATCGAAAAGGAATCAATGTACCCACCCCCAATAAGAGAGGTATTGTATGTTATTACATCTAGATCCTTACAAGTACATTTTTCTTCGGGAAAAAGACAATAGGAATAATGTGATACTCTGTTTTCTTTTGTTCCCTTATTTCCGAAATGTTCGATAATATATTTTAAAATGATGTCTTTCAACGGTACTTATTTTATTATAAATACCGAAAGAATTATAAATTATTACCTTCTAATCTTTTTTTAATAATTTTTGTATATATTTTTCGACGCCATCTTCAAGTTCCTGAAAAATACCCACATATCCAGCTTTTCTTAATTTATTAATTTTTGCTTCTGTATAGTATTGGTACTTATCTCTTATTTTAGTGGGGGTATCAATATACGTGATTTTCTCTTTTACATCTATAGATTTGAATACAGATCTGGCTAAATCGTTAAATGTGCGGGCTTTTCCTGTACCTACATTATATATTCCAGATTTGGGTTTTATGTCATTCATCCAAATACAAACATCAACAATATCATCAACATATATAAAATCTCTTAATTGTTCTCCGTCTTTAAAATGTGGATTATGCGATTTAAAAAGTTTAATTTTTCCTGTATCATTTATCTGATTATATGCGTGAAAAACAACCGATGCCATTTTTCCTTTATGATCTTCGCCAAAACCATATACATTGAAAAATTTTAGTCCATACCAAAATGGCGGATGATTTTCTTGTTCTTCAATCCATAGATCAAATTGCTGTTTAGACCATCCATATGGATTTAATGGGCGTAAATTAAAAATATCTTTTTCATCATCGAATCCTTCAGAACCATCACCATATGTTGCAGCAGAACTAGCATATATTAAAGGTATTTTATAATTGGTACATAAATTCCATATAAAAATTGATGATTCAACATTATATTCGTCAAATTTTGTTATATCCATTTCAGTAGTATCGGTAATTGCTCCGAGATGAAATACACAATCGATTTGATCGCATTGGAATAAAAGCCACTTATAAATCATACTAAGACTTTCATCTTTTGTGTCAAGAGAGATAACTTCAATATTCCCTCGTCTTTCTAACTCCTCAAGAAGGTTTTTTCCGATAAACCCTTCGCCGCCTGTTACTACTATCATAATTTTTTAATTTTTCCTATAATATCTGTTGAAGAATATTCATTTTTTGGAAAGAACACAACATCATTTGCTGAATGTTCTCGACAAAGAACTCTTTTATTTTTATAGTCTTCACCTATTACTATATAATCTATCTCGAATGTTGAAATAAAATCACACATCTCTTCTTCGGTATCATAAATAACAACTTCATCCACCACACTCAGAGCCTCTAGCAATCGTTTTCTGTCACTTTCATTATTAATAGGTCTATTCCCCCCTTTTAATTCTTTGACCCTTCTATCACTGTCTATACCCACAATAAGACGATTTAATCGTAAATATTTACTTTTAGGATCCCGAAGATCTTTAGCATATTCTAAGAGATCAATGTGTCCAGTGTGTAAAATGTCAAAACATCCATTTACCCAGATATTCATTTTTGACTATCTCCTTTTTCTATTCTATAACTATCATAATCATAATGCATAGTTGAAGCTTCAAAAATTTCACTATCTTCTAATGCAATTAATTGATGTGGTGATCCCTTTTCAACTTCAATTATTGTTCCCCTAGGTATTATTCGAGTAAGCCTTTCCGCTGTGTCAGTATTATAATAAATTAATTCAAATGTTCCTTTACTTACATACCATGTCTCGGTCTTTAATAAATGATAATGTGAACTTACCTTACCGCCCTTATGAAACCTCAGTAGTTTTGCGCAATAATCTCCCTTATTGTGTAGAATTACCTCATAACCCCATCCTTTACTAACAATCTTTTCTTCTATAAACGCTATCATAACTTTATTTTATATATATCAATGACAGTAACGCCTTTTTGAGTTACAGCCCATGCCGCACATTTATTAGCAAATTTAATTGCATCACTCATATTATTTGTTTTTAGATACTCCACAACCAAAGCGGCCAGAAAAGTGTCGCCAGCCCCTGTTAAATCTCTCACAGGGTGTTCTTCTTCAATCGGAAATAACATATAATCCCACATTGCCCCATGAAATCCCAAAGTGACAACCAAATCATTACGAAAACTCTCTGTTAACCATTTTAAATTGGTATTATATTCTTTTTCGTTTATTTTTATTACTTGAACATTATGGCACCAGTCGCCTAATTGTTTTTTACTATCCAGAAACACCAGAGGATGTCGATTTGAAATAAAACTTATATCTTCTTCTTTCAGATAACCTTTATTATAATCACTAATAACAATTGCATCATAATCCATATAATGTATCTTATCAAGAATCTCGTGATCTTCAAAAATATATCGAATTTCATCAAAATCATCCACTCTAAGTAATGTTTGATTTGATGTTTTGTCAATATATCGATTTTTAACAGGTTTATCTTTATTTGTGAGAAGATCACATTCGGCACCTAATGCTCTAATGTTGTTATATACATTGGCGGACATTCCATCATTTATTACAACATCTGTTGGATTTAGCACCGCTACTGGGGCTTCCGGACTTAATCTTTTACAGTGACCGTAAGTAAACACATCTTCACAACTATCACCTATTACTAGAATTTTGCTCATTAACTTTTTTGAATTCTTCTTTTATGGGACTTGATTCCCCAGGCGAATATGGCGGATATCCGATCTTTCTCAATGTCCTATGGTACATAATATTATTGAGGAGATTTACTATATAATGTAGTGTTAAATATAAAATTGACATAGACCCTAACCAATGCCAAATATCAATAAAAATAAATTCGAGAACTTTCATATTATTTTAAAAAACTAATTCTCCATTTTCCAATGGTTATTGCTTTTGTTATTTTCTGTCTTTCACTAAATATTAATTTATGAATTGATATATCCTTCCATTTTAGCCCAACCCCAAATAGCCTAAACCATCCAAATCTATTCAGATAATAAAAAGACCACAAAGGGTATCCGAAAACCCGTAGAGTATGATGATTAATCTTACCTATATTGAACTTATTAAGCTTAATGATCCTCATTTTCTTTTTAGGACCTTAACTTTTTCCTCTAGTTTATCAATCTGGCCTTGGACGATTGATCTATATGACCCTTCATAATCGCCATATTCGTTAGCATCTTCAAAATATTTTTTATGATCCTTAATCATAACATTCAGTTCACGGATTTTCATTTTACGAATATCTTTAGCCCATTTCCGTATTGTGGCATCATCATAACTTGTCGAAATCTCTTCCATTTAGTAATCTTTTAATTTTCTGTCTAATACTTTTTTTACTCATAACGGAATTAAGTTCTACTTCCCACCAGTTAGCCCATCCTTTACCTAATTTTTTAGGATGACAATCTGTATAGTTGTAGTGAAACTTATTTCTTAATCCATAAGGCTTCATCTTGCAAGTTTCTTTACACCAGTAACTTGTACGGGTTTAACCCCGTCAAATTTTATAGAATACTCATACAATTCAGCATGGTTCTTTTCGGCGATCACGAGTTCATAATCATGATAAGATTGTTTCCAAATTGGCGAACCATTAAGGTCTTCACGAATTTTCTTGTCCTGTACGGGTGATAAAACTTTTATTGTCTCCATAGTTTTTATTAATTATTACTATAATACAAAGATAACGCTATTTTTTGATAAAACAAATTATTCACACAATTTTTTTCGTTTTGCTATCAAATCAATGAGTTCTTTTTCGAAATCAAGATTTACTTCTCTTGCCATAGGTAACACATATTTCTCGGTTTGTACTAAATAATCGAATATTTTACCGCTTGTATGCGTGTCTAAATGTAAATCAGTAAGATTACTTATTCTATCTGCACATTTAAGAATCTTAGCTCTTTTAGACCCAAATTCTAGTAATCGTTGCAGATACATTTCTTTTTCTTCATCATCACCTTTGGTAACTTCTAAAATTAAACTGGCCACACTATTACCATCTTTATCAAGATGACGAATTTCATCGATATTATCATCATGATAATCTTCTATGAGATCGTGCAAAAGTGACGCCTTGAGAAGGACAGGATCATTAAAATACTTATAATCCAATAGAATGCCGAGTGTCGCAAATTGGTGTCTAAATTGATTTCCCCCAGTTTTACGACTTACCCCAATTAAAGACATCGCCTTCATAATATATGGGGCGAGAACTAAATTTTTTAATGTCGTTAAATTGTCCATACTATTCTTTAATATTCAATCCATTTATGTTCCATGAAACCCATGCTTTACATATAAGTAGATTGATACCTAATGTAAATGAATTAACTAGATAATTTTTCCATTTACGAGGATCTCTACCTTCTTTTCTGCTTACTATTTTCTCTCTTCTGAACCAAAAGCCTAGCTCCCATTCTCTGAATTCATGACCAATCCAATATGTTATTAATATATCACCATCTTTGGATTTTTCAAATCTATGACGAAATACAAAAGTAATATTTAATTTTCCGATATTTAATTTTCCTATTGCCATATTTTTATTTTTGAACAATCATTGATAAACAATTTTCATATCCCATTGATGCCTTAACTATTTTAAAACCGAGACTCAATAACACATAACATAATTCAGGGTAGTGGTCGCATTCAGTTAATTGATTAAAGAATTGGGTGTATCCTCTTCCTTTTTCATCTATAAGCCCCCAACATGAACTGTTTTTATTTTCTTCGGTCATAACAAACTCCGTAAATAAAAAATATCCGCCACGCTTTAAAGATTCATATGCTTGTTTAAAATAAACAAACCTATCGAATTGTGAACAATGTTGAAGTACATTAGCGCAATAAACGGCGTCAAACAAGTTTTCATTTAAGAAAAAATCAGGGATTCCGCTTTCTTTGATTTCAATGAAATTATGATACTGTTTTAAAGAATCGTGTTGAACATAATCAATTCCATAATAATGGCATATATCTTTTATATCAAAAAATAAATTACCATACCCATATCCAATTTCTAACACGCTTAAAACTTTATTTGAATGGATAAGATAATCTTTTAAAAATGTCAATAACCCCAAATATTTACTAAACTCAAGTGTTTGTTGATTAGCATCTTCTATAGTTTTACTTTCTCCTCCACAAACAGATAGCAACGGAAAATGCTTTCTACATTCTACCCAAAATTCTTTATTATCTATTTTATTTGGATGAAATCTATCGATTGCTTCTTTTTTTACAATTGTCCGATTCCTGCCATTATCAAGTTCAATTCGACTTTCAACTAATCCTTCTAGCTCAAAGGTGTTTATTCTTCCTGTAGGTACTTTTTCTTCTATTATACCTATTCGTTCACCGATGGAATAATATTCATTTTCAGAATCACGAACATAATTGAAAAATTTAAAAGAATCATAGAATGTTGAAAACTTTTCCATATCATATCAATTTGATATCAAAACGATCAACCATTTTTTTCAGAGTTTCCTCTGGAACATTGTGTTCATTAACACCATTATGTCTGTTTTCTACCACAATAGAGAAAACCATATATCCGTATTTCTCAGCCAAATCATAATATGGTTGCATCTCCTTCATTGTTGTTGAAGTATTGGCAACTTTTATTATATCAGATCCCATCTTCATCAATCTTTCACATTTCTTCTGACATTCGATATGAGCGATATGAGCGTTTTCTTGCTTCCAAACATATTTACCATCAACCATATGATAGTCGTCAGCTGTACATGTGTGACCTGGTAATATATCTGCCAATAAACTTTTGCCTGAGCCAGGACAACCCCTCAACAAAATAAGTGATTTTTTCATATCTTTCTTGGGTTAGTTATTGAAATCAATTTATCTTCGTAATATGTACCATCAACTAAAAGTGTCCACATAAATTTATCGTCTTTTGATATTCTTGTAGACTGAAGTAATTTAAATAATTCGGTTCTTTCGTATGTTTTTAGCCTATGTTTGTGGTTTTCATTTTCCACAATATAATCACAATAGGTCTCTGGAGTCCTGGTAGAAGGATATCCTTTCCGTCTGATGAATTTCCAAATAACTTTAAGCGTCTCAACCTTTTGCTTCATCTCATATTCAGTTTATATTACAAAGATAATACTAATTTCTGAATCTGCCAAATTTTTATAGATAAAAATCTATTATTGACGAATTAATCTACGGACCATTGGGATGCCATCGCTTGCGCGAACCCTGGAAAGGTTTGACTTCTTACTCTTGCTCGTTCATCTGGCGGCAGTTTTAAACTCTCCATATGCCACATTGAGTCCCTTCTACCATCCTTATATATGTACATATCAGGTTCAACCATATTCGTTGGAACTAACTTTGGTAATCCTTTCAACCATAATCCTGTTTTCTTACTATGTGGATCTCCGAAATAATATGGATGAACATATTGATCGGGTTTTCTCCATATGGTTGACATAATACCTGCAGGATTTTCAATTGCTATGCGGTCACAATCTGTTGCCGCAAGCCTCATAAAAAAGTCAATGGCATTTTTGCGTTGCTGTATTCTATTTGGAAATCTCTCTCTGAATTCGGGCTTCATCCATTTATTCCCTGTTACAGTTAGATATGTACATGGCGGATGAAAAATACATAAGTCAAATTTCATTCTCTTTAATACTTCAAATATGTCTTCTTGAAAATGCCATCCTGGATATCCTCCTGAGCATGGCAATTTGTCGCAACTATATGCCTCGTGCCCTAGCTCCCTGAACGCTTTACAGACAACTTGACTCTCTTCGCACCCGATTAACACATCCATTACTTGTTCGTTATATGTTTTAACCAAGAATAGTTTTTTCTCGTATCCAAATATTGTGGATTTATGTCATTAAAATATGCCTCTCTTTCAAATGAAATGGCATAATACCCTAAACTTCCATATATCATTGTTTTCCATAACCATTCAATTATATACCACACATAAAAGAGAATGATTAACATTTCCATTTGTTGTTCCCAATGAATTTTTTCGTGATTTATAGTGATGAGATCATCAATATAATCTTCCCTTATATAAATTCCAAACGGCGCCAGTGTGACTCCAATTGTGGATTTACCCAAAATAAATTTTAAAAACCAAGTTATTTTTTTAATTTTCATCATCATAGTCTATTTTCTTATAATTATCATTCCATCACGTAATTCATAATTAAAGCTTGTTGTGGAAAAATATTTTAATATTTCATCTGGAGATTCTAAATCTTCAAGAAGATAAACCCCACCATGACATAGCTTACCAAAGAAATTTTCGAATGTTTTAATTTGTGATATGTAATTGTGATCGCCATCATCAATAATAAAATCAAAATTAATACAAAAAAATTCCTCATCAACTGTTATTTTATCAGTTGAATTAAGTAAATATGTTTTTATTCTTTCTTCAGTTATCATACAATCAGATTGTATATCGATGCCTAAAATAAGACCTTTTGAAAAATAATCTCGAAATGCTTTTAATGACGCGCCTGGCAAATATTCAGGATATTTATCTTTCCAGAATAACATATTTGAATGGGTCGGATTTAGTGTTCCGATTCCAATTTCTAACAACAAAATGTCATCATCTCTTCGAGGATTAAATACATCATTATAGACATCACTATATCCATTCTCTCCTTTATCGGAATGATATTTTTCGAAATAAAATTCAATTGGCTCCATTTTTATTATTTTATTATTCCTTTACTCACCAATATTGCGTATATTATATAATAAATCACGCATAATATCGGAAACCAAAAGAATTTAATTATCTCAATAAATTTTTTCATATAAAAGCAAATATACGATACTTTTTCGTAAAATCCAAATATTTTTGGAAATATAACTTGTACATACATTGTATACACATAGAAATCAATATATTAAAGTATTTATAATAAAACATTATTATGAATAAAATCTGCGGAATATATAAAATTACTTCACCAAGCGATGGGATTTATATTGGACAATCAATAGATCTTATTAATAGAAAATGGGCATATGCATCAATGAAGTGTCGTGATCAACCAAGATTATATAATTCATTAAAAAAATATGGATGGAATAATCATAATTTTGAAATTATTCATAAATGTTCTGAATTGGAATTAAATGAATTAGAAAAACATTATATTAAAGAATATAAAACATTTAATACCGAATACGGTATGAATCTGACAGAGGGTGGTGGCCAATATAAAATTTCGGAAGAAACAAAACAAAAAATAAGTAAGTCACACATAGGTATTAGGCCAAGCGCTGAAAGTATAGAAAAATGTAAACAAACAAAAAGAGAAAGAACATATAAAAGTCGTGCTGGAAATTATGAAATATACAATCAAAAAAACGAATTAATTTATAAATTTAATGGGGATTTTAGAGAAACATTGAAAAAATTAAATATGCATTTTAAAAGCTTTAGTATGACCTATAGATTCAACAGAAAAATAAAAAGAGGAAAATATATTGGTTGGTACTCAATTAAATTATAAATCAATTTTCATATAAAATATAAGCACATTTTGATGGACGAGAAACGGCCACGTAAAAAATCTTGTTGCGCTCGGTTATGACTGGATTACATTTGATATCATTTTCTAGTACAAAAACTATGTCATATGTTGAAGCCTGTGATTTGTGCCCAGTTATCGCATAACCGTAGTCGATATCTTTAACAATTATATCGTGTTTATTTCTTGGAGTTCCATCCCTATATTTGAATATGGTTTTCATTAAAATATTTTGCCTCCTGAAACTGTAATATTCGCTCCACGATCCAATCTCTTTTCTCTCTTTACCTGTTTTCTTAAATTTATCATGTAACTCAGCGTAATTATGAAGATTTTCATTATCATTACTATTAATGATAAAAATGTCTTTATTTTTGAATTTACCGTGAGGGAGATCTTCTCTCAATCGAACTTGATATCCTGATATTCCATATTTATTTATAGATAAATCCATTTTGTTTATGACTTTGTAATCTTCGGAATTTTCAATAATATTATACCGAGCATTCGATGAGCGTACACTTCGATATCCCATTATACTGTCATTAATTTCAATCACATCACTATCTTTTCCAAATAATGCAGTTCTAATTATTTTATTTGATGCCATTACTGTTTTATTTCTCCATGCAATAACCTTGGCAAAATTAATATTATTCTTAGAATTTTCAGAATTAAATGTTTCAAGAATCGTTTTTCTGAATTCGTCTTTATTTGTAGTAAATATAACCCCTTCACCCTTTTCATTAACATTTGTTTTTCTTATGAACCCACCATCAACCGAACTTAAATTATTTCTTAAATCATCATAAAGAAACATTATTGGGTTATCTGAGCTTTGTCGTTCTACTTTTGTTAACCAATGGATTTCAATATCGGATTGATGAAAAACTTCTGATATTTTCTGGTCAATCGGCGGTACCTGGGCTGGATCTCCAACGAATAATATTTTTATCTGTGTGTTTAGTGTTAGTGTCTTGATGTAATGAAAAAGTTCACTATTTACCATACTGCATTCGTCCAAAATTACAAAATTATAAGAATTTATTTTGGGATCTGCAATTGGCTTAAATTGTAAATCATTCGGATTAAAATCCGCGGCTTCGGCGTCAGGGCGTAACCCCAGTAAACTTTGCAAAGTTTTTGCCTCTCTGTCAGTTAAATCGGCAACAACTCTAACCGATTTATGGGTCGGCGCACTCACCACCACATCACCACGATATTCATCAAGAATTTTTTTAACTATTGAGCTTTTTCCTGTACCCGCATATCCCGCCAGAGTAAAGAAAGTATCACCATTCTTTAACCATGCACGGATCTTGTTCAATCCTTCAATTTGTTCATTATTAAAGTCAATAATTTTCCCCTGAAAGGTCATAAGCTGATTTACACCGAGATGCAGAACATCATTTACCTTTTTTCTTCTTGGCATTTTTTACCTTTCTTAAAATAACTTGACCATTCTTTTTTATATGATATTCCACTTTACCTCTGAGTCCTTCAGGATAAAAAATTTCGCCTTTATTAATGACTGCTCGCCACAATTGAGATCCTAGATCGTTCCAATAATCTTTTTTCGGCATTATTCTATGAATTTTTTGAGATTTAATAGTGTTGATATTTCCTGTTCTTCTTCTTGTTTCCAATCACCATTGGAATTAGTTCTGGCATATGAATATTTTCCGATCGCATCAAGAATTTCTTTAACCTTATCAGCGTGACCTGTCCACCTACAAGTATGTAAATGAACCAACAACCTTCTATATAGTTGTAACTCCTCTTTTTCTGTCATTTTTTTCATTTTCTACAATATATCCTCGTACAATTATTGGCGAACATTCACCCTGACTCACAGCATCAAAATATGCCTCATCTGGCGTTGATTTAACTGAAATAACGGTTCTTTTCGATGATATTGCGCACCATCGTAATCCTTGAAATTTATTACATTCTTTAGAATCTTTCATATCACAAATATACGATTTTATATTTGATTTTCAAAATATCTTCTGGTTCATTTAAATATTTTTCCATAACATCTCTACGACCTTCCCCATAGACGATTATTATACATCCACCACTTTCATCTATGAATGCATAACCATCCAATGAAACAACTGTTTTTCCCTCAGTATATTCCAATTTGTTTTTTAATTTTTCAATGGTATGGTTCATTTATTTATTCATTAACCTCACAATTTTTTCTTTTAGCGATGTTATCCGGAGGCAGCCTAATCTCGCTATGGTAAGTTGTTCTTCTATCGTAAGTTTTCTACTATTTTTTATTTTTATGGCATCTCGATTAAATTTTGCATATGTTCGATATGAATTATCATGCGATTTATGACATGTAATTATTCCTGCACCCTCAGGCACAAATGGTTTACATTTTTCTAATAATTCAATTGGAAACGCATAATAAAATTCATTAATTCTGTTTTGTTTATCTATATGATTATGACCTTTATTTTTATCGGCTTTCATATCTTGAAGACTGCGCTTTATTTCCACTTCCACGCCAAAGCCTGATCGTTTAATTATAAAAAGATCTGCCTCGTGCGATAAAAATCCCCAAGATAGATTGGGTACTATTATGTGTTGTCTTATACCATATAATTTAGATATGGCAATTTCCATTTCATACAAAGTAATTAATTTAGGCCTACTCGATAATCTTGGTTTTACTCTTGCCTTCTTTTTTCTTACTGTCATTGAGTTTGGAGAAGGATTCGAACCTTCGGTGTACGAAATCAACTCATCCTTGTCTCCGCTCTAATATAGCGGTTAGATTGGCTCATTTTTGTTCAACTTCGCCCGTTTGACCACTTCGGCATCCAAACTACACAAATATAACTAAAATTTTTTATATATTCACTATAAAAACTCACCTTTTAAAAAATCAAATATTGCATCTACTCTATCTTTTTCGTGGATCCATGTGCACTGGCTGCAGTCCCATATACCATTATCTAAATATTTCCCATAGTCCGGATGTTCACAGGGATATTTGGGACAATAACAGAACACACAGTCTTCAAGTTTATCCTTATCATGACAAGGATAATACATGCACGCATGATTTATCCTTGAGACTGACTTCATAATATATTAAAACTTAAACTTAAACCCAACGCCAACGCTATTTTTGGTAACATATACATTAGCATTATGAAGGTCAACGATACCCAATACTTCAAGAACAACACCTGCAGCGGCCATAACACCACCAGCAATATAATAAGGCGTTTTGTTTCTCTCATGAACCGTAACTTGTTGATGTGTCTCAGTATAAGTAATTTTACCAGTTTCCATATGTGAAATCAATGTTGGATTTGGAGTGGTTACAGATATATCAACATTAGTTGTATTGTTTACCGTTGTAGTTGTGTTCGTAGTTGTATTTGTGGTCGTATTTGTAGTTGTAGTATTAGCGTTTGTGGTGGTATTAGTCACATTGTTATTAATAGTTGTATTATTAATAGTAGTTACGCTAGGAGGCAGAACAGGGTGAGGTTTTCCAAAGGGAAAACATCCGTGGCCAAAAGGCTTGTCAGGAATAAAATCAGATGGCGTTTCTGTTGTTGTAGTTGTAGTTGTGATAGTTGGAATAATCGTAGTTGTAGTTATAGGATCAGCCACAGTTGTCGTTGTTGACGTATTTGTTGACGTACTTGTTTCGATAGTTGTGACTGGCGGGTCTATTGTGGTCGTTGTATTTGATGTGATTATCGGAGTACCATTCTGTAATTCATATACTGGATACGTATATGACAATTCATGTGTCTCCGTGACATCCATAACTGATGTAATATCTGTATTGGCATATGCGACCAGTCCCAATGCAATTGCTTGTAAACCTATTCCTGATAGAATTTTAGTTGTTCCTCGATTCTTATACATATGAGGTATAATAATTAACTTTAGAGTAGTTGTATCAACATATTTACCCAAATTTGGAGCGGCATACTTTGGAGTGGTATCTGGAAGTAATTCTATAATAGGATAATCCAAAGTGATATTACTATAAAGAACCAAAGTATCTCTTGTTCCAATAGGCCGATTTAGAGCCACTGGCGGTGTATTATACTTCTGAGTACGTCTTTTTGTGTGCTTTACGGGAGATGTAATAGTAGTAGGATCATAGCTCTTAATCATAAAAAATCCATTTATCATTTGAGGAGGATCTTTAGATACAGAAGGACCATTAACTACTTGTGGAATTATCGGCTGACCGAACATTGTAACTGATGCTACAAGTAGAACAAATAACATTAATAATTTTTTCATTTTTTTCTTTTTTTAATAAACAATAACATTTTTATTTAACCTTTTTATTTCTTTTTTATATAGTTTTTCTAACGCTTCGGATTTACGAATTTCTTTTTTTATTGAATCAATCATATTATATGATTTTTCAATTTCCATTCGTTTCTTATATAGTGATAATCGTAATCTCCAAGATTTTTCCTGTGCATTTACATGATTCAGATGTAAACAATCCCATATATCGTCAGAATTATATTGTACAATATTTTTATTAACTATAAGTTGGTCTTCATTCGCCACACTTATGTTGAATGGAATTTTAACTTTTGGTACATTGTATTCAACACCCTTATTAATTTTGTAAACTGAAATGATTTTAAACTTCCCATCCCATAGCTTATCATTATTATATAGGTATCCATCACCTGTGGTTTGTAAAAAATCTATTGCATTATAATATTTTTTGTTCATAAGATCATGAACAACCCATTTACCGTTAATACGGGGATTTGGGCTCTCAACCCATATAGTGTCTCCAAATTTTATCTTTCCTTCATATCGATGATCGTTAATAGGGTCTTTTACAAATAATCGATGTCGTAGAGGACTCCATAATAGATCCTGGCTAACCGCCACCCAACGCTGTTTACTAGCATTAAGAGTATCGATTACAGATCCATCAGCAGTAATTGTTGGAGTTTCGTCACATTGTTCTGGTTCAGGATTATATAAACTACCCCAAACATCATCATACATCAGTTCGAATTTTGTATTGGTTTGACCACTAACAGAGTTGGTCATCGCGATAAATAAGAGAGATGCCATAAGTATGGATACTCCTCTACATCGTGTAATTTTGCTCATTAGTAATGTTTTAATATTAATTCCATTTTGCAAATATAAATAAAATTTTTCGCATATGCGCTATAATTTCGTGTATTTATTCAATCACACCTATTTCAGTCATTTCAAATTCAACAATTTCAACCTGATCAAAATCAATTTCTGAGTCAGAATAAAAAGTTTCTTTAAAAAGTTTTAAAGTTTCTCTTGTCGCCATATTATTAATCAATTGTGGCGTAGCGGATGTGTAAAATTTTCCTATATCATTTATCATAGCGAATTCTTTGAACCCGTCTTTCATTCTAAGCGTTCTTACTCTCATAATGGTAATGTATTTTTATATTTAAAAACATCAAAAATTGCCATTTTTAGATTTCGTAGAGCTTTTTCCATTGTCCTTCCTTCTGTAATAACTTCAGGAAATTCTTTGAAATATGCTGTAAAACTTTTATTATTCTTATCTTCAACAAAAATTGGAGTTACTGGTATTTCAATTCTAATTGTTTTATTTGGGATCATATTATTTCCTGCTTTTTATTCTTTGTTTTTAATTAAAAACTCATTCGAGATCGCTTTGAAACTTAATCTACCTTGATTTTTTAACTCAGATCTCACAAATACTATACCTTCACGTTCTGCTTCAGGATTAAGGATGCTCTTACCTTGAGCATATGCAAGAATTTCGTCGACATTACCAGGTAGTATATAATTCCAATCAAGAATTGGCACCGTTTCAAGTTTCAATTCAGCAATAATTTTAACCATTTCATCATATGGCAAAAAGGTATATTCGTCAATATCAAACATCCGAAAAAACCGGACAGTTTGACCTTTAAGTTTATATTTATTCTTCTGAATTCCTTCACCTATAATTTCTCCTTGTAAACCTAAATTTCTACCAATTACTCCAAGCTTTTCTTCAAGATAATTCTGCCTCGCAAATTTCCAGAATGAATTGGTAAGACTTTCATAATATTCATAGTTTCTACCACAAACGCCAAACAGACCGTTCTTCCAATAGAATGATCCACTGCTGCCATCAAGCTTTTCGGTAGTAATAAACTTTTGGCCGATATACTCTAACGGTATGTGTGGTAATATTTGAATACGATCTTCGTCTGTTATAATCATAAATGAAGGAAACCCGCCTTTTGCGTCGCCTGCAAGTTCTGCGGGAATAGGTGCTTCATATTTTTCAATGCCAAGTTCTTCTGTGACATCAAGACCAACAGGACTATCTGCTTGGTCATGTAATGTCAATCTTGATTTTTCAAGTTCTTTAATATGCCATTTAATCTCAATAGGTAGAATATCCAAAGGGAAACAAATACCTTGTGAAATTTGCCCACGAAGTTTAACCGTTCTAATTCTAAATTTAGAATTTCTTAGAAACTCAAATTCTTCGCGTTCGGGCATAAGTGAATCAATTTCACAATAAACCACTAATTCTCCAGTATGAAACTCTCCTTTCTTAACCACGACCTTCCATCCTAAAATTTGAGCAACTTCGATAGCGTCAGCATCTGGAATTGGACTAAGAGATAAAATTCTTTGAATTGTTGCTAATTTTCTCATATTATTTCTTCTTTTTTAACTCGGAAGCTTGTTCCGTCTTTTTTTGATTTTTCTTTTAACTCATCACGTAACTTGTGACCAATTCTTTCAGCCGCAATTTTAGCATTGACACAATATCTCAGATCTTCTTTGGTGTAAGGTTGACCATCAAGAACAGCAACACCTTCCCAAATGTTTCGGCCTGGTTTATGTAAACCTTCACATTGTCTGAGTTCAACATTCAATATTAAGTCTGTCGGTACTCTATCAATGGTGTAAGTCAGTTTGTATTTACCTTTGAGTTCCATATTACATTTTTATATTGGAACAAAGATATAAATAATATTTGAGAATACCAAATAAATATCGTATTTAAATGGGATTTTTAAAGAGTACGCGATATTTATGTATAAACATATCATATGAGTAGACCTAAACTAATTGAATTGGATAAAAAAATAAAACTTAGCATTACAATATCCAGAGAAGTAAATAAAAAGCTAGAGAAATTGACCAACAATAAATCAAAATTTATTGAGGAGATAATAATTAGACATGAAACGAATAGAAAATAAAATGAGTAATAAAGAATATAATAAAAAATATTACGAAGAAAATAAAATTCATTTAAATAAACAATCTATTAAATATAACGTAGATAATAAGAAATCTATATCCGAAAATAAAAAGAGCTATTATCAAGAAAATAAAGAATTAATCGCTAACAAAAGAAAAGAATATTATAAAAATAACAAAGAAACTATACATAAACAAAGAAAGGACTATCGTGAAAATAACAAAGAAAAAATTGCGAAGCAATATGCCGATAAACAAAAACGTTATTTATTAACTCCAACAGGAAAACTAAGTCATAATATTAGGGCGGCAATTAGACGTTCATTGGTAGATTCAGGATACAATAAAAAATATAAAAGTGAAATAATTTTAGGTTGTACCATGTTAGAATTTAAATTATATTTGGAAAATCAATTTGAAATATGGATGAACTGGGAAAATAAAGGATTATATAATGGAACTTCAAATTATGGTTGGGATCTGGATCATATAACGCCATTATCATCTGCAATATCCGAAGATGATGTAATTAAATTAAACCATTACACCAACATTCAACCATTGTGTAGTCACTACAATCGCGATATTAAAAGAAATTCAATTAATTATGAACCTTAACTTCCGTAATCACCATAGGTTTTAATAGTAATTCCTTTCTTCTCGGCAGTTTTCATTTTACTACTGGTTGAAGAATATGAATCAGTAATAAGAAACTGGCATCTTTTATCAGAAATTTCTACATCAACAAGATTCGGGAATTTAGTAATAAATTCGGCTTTCGTGGGAAATCCGAATATCTTCGGACTACCAGTCATGCAAACATAAACTGTGTCTTTTGTTACCATTTCTTCTTTGGGTTTATCAATTGTTATACCTAATCTTTCAAGAACTGTTACAGCGTTTTTAATCTGATCTTCAACGTCACGTTCATGTAACATTGTTACAAGAGCTCTCTCCAAACCTGAGTAATCAGGAACCAGGCCACAATGTTCTCTCGCAATCTGTAAAGATAATTTTCTTCCAACGTTGTCAAATCCGAGTGAAATGATTACCTGTTCGTATGTGAGAGATTTAATGTTTTTGAACGCATTGAGGAATATTTCATGTGAACGTGACTGATATTTTATATCATACTGTTCGATTTCTTTGGAGTCACCGAACATCAAAACCCATATCATCACTTCACACATATTATTAAAATCAGCTGCAAATGGCTCAATTGTTTTCCCACCGACATTTTTGAGGTCAAGTGAGGTACAGGCTGTAGCCAATTTCTTTGCAATTTTACCCTGACACAAATCATTCGGACATGTTAAATGTATTCCGTCAAAATCAAGGTATGAGTTACAATGGGGACAAATGTGTGGACGTAAAAATGTTTCATCACTTTCAACGCTTATTGATTGAATTTCGGGAATGATGTCACCTGCTTTGGCTATTGATACAATGGCGTTTGGCCCAATATGATTGGTGACGATATAACCTGCGTTATAACCTGAAGCTCTTTTAACGATAGTACCAGCAAGTTCAACTGGATTTAAGAGAACCACAGGAGTAAACTCGCCTGTTTTACTGATATTCCATTCAAGACCAACGACCTTTGTTACTACTTCATCAGGAACAAATTTGATTGCGATAGCCCATTCAGGATCATGTTCATTCTCACCAAGAGTTCCACGGAAATCATATGGTACACTCAAAACAACTCCATCAAGAGGAATTTCAAATGTTTCTCTCAGAGTTTCCATTTCCTTTATACATTTAACATAATCTTTTGGATTTAATCTTTCCTGATGAGTTAAACCATTAATACCTTCAGGTACAAGTTCGAGAGTAACTTGTTTACCATCATTTATCAATGCAACAGGAATAATGGTTAAATCACCCACTTTTTCAAGAGAGTAATCATCTTTTCCTAAGACGCCCGCAACGAAATTTCTTGCGTTAGCATATTTTCCATCTTCTTTTTTACCAAGATATTTTTTATCAAACAATGGTTGGTTAATAACACACTCACAACGAATTTCAAGTAACCCCGTAGAGAAATCAATGGCTTCAGGTAAATGTTTTTTAAATCTGTCAGTAATGTCTTTTCCGAATTTTCCATCTCCACGGGTTAATACACTCTGAAGGACACCATATGAATAAATGATGTTAATACCATTACCGTCGAATTTAGGCGAACGATAAAGATATTCAATATGAACTCCGAATTTTTTGAAGATGATACCATCAACCTTCTTGAACCATTTTTGAAATTGGTCTTCCTGATAATTGGTAACACCCTCTGTACTTTCAGTCTGAATTTTTGCCAGGGAAAGCATTGGATTAGGATGTGGAAAGTCAAAATCTTTTCGTTTTGAACCAACCTGTTCAACTACTTTAGAACCAGCGACTTTAAGTTCTTTCTCAAGAACATCAAAAGCGGCATCGGACATAATGGGGTTACCTTCATAATAAGCAATTTTCGCTTTCAGGTACTGGGTTTCTAAGTGTTGTGTGCTCATATTATTTATTTAAATGTTTCATACAAAGATAAAACAAATATTTGAAACCGCCAAAAGTTTTGTGAATTATTTTGATTTTTCTATAATTTCACGAAAACATTTATAGAACATATATGGTAATATTTTGTGTTCAGCAAATCCATAAAGTCCCATTGAGGAGAAAGCCCCACATTCAATTACAAATGTACCTCTTTCCTCACTTATTCCAACATCGATAGAGTACGCAATCGGCGCAGACTTATACATATCAATCATACCTTTAATAATACCCACATTAGGGAATCTTGTAAAATCTCCACTATAATTCTGTAATCCAACCAATTGTCCCTGATATACAAAGGCTCTCCATTCGCTATCAATGTTAGGAATAACATCACTAAATTGATAATTTCCTTCAGGTATATCCAAATGATCACCACGGTCTGCGTATTCTTTAATCTCACAGTATCCTTTTATATGGTCATTACTCTTGACGAAGAACTTACCAGCAGACCCCTCTAGCGCTAAATGATCACCATTGAATATCTCTCTACCAGCATAATGAAAAAGTTCTTTAGGAACATTGGTGGGCTTGAGAACAAATCCATAAAAATGAGCAAGAAACTGATTTACGAATTCAACGCTTCCAATTGGTACAAATTTTTCGTGACTTGGAAGAAAAGGTATGGGAACATTCATATCACTCTCATACACATTAATGGATTGATATGCCATATCCTTATTATTATGAATCCAATTGTTATACATGATTGACTCAAGTAATGTAAATGAGAAATCATGTACTATCTGACCGTTGATTTTTTGAATTAAGAATTTCATTTGTATTTGAATGTATAGTTGCATGGCATGTTCTGTCCGCCATTTCTTCTTTCTGTTAAAAGATCGTCACAACTTCCACAAAATCTTGATCCTATAAACATCGTAGTTGGTGATATACCATTATCAACCATCTCACCACAATTTGAACAATGCCACAAAGCGTTTTTAATCTTCTTATAGAAAATCAAATCCCATTTTTCGTTATTGGTTAATGATTTAAACTCTTCGGGAGTGATTTTCTTTTTCATAACGACGGATTTAACACCTTCACCTCTGATTTATATTGATTACACATTGGTTCTTTTCCAATATTTCTTAAATTCTTCTTAGATATTCTCTGTATGAGAGTAACTTTATCGGGATCAATCCAATATGACTTTGCGACGTACCATTGTCCTTTTCGGACTTTTAGTTCTTTATTGGTATTTAAAATTTCTACTATCATATCGCTTCTGGCTCGTTTAATGATGACCAATGTGAAACAGTGAAATTACCCAAATAACCTTCAATAATCCAATGACCATTAGAATGACGATATTTGGCCATCGTGTATCCAGTAAATTTCCCGTAGCTATCAACGACCCTAACAAGTACTTTCTCTGTGAAGCCGTGTTCTTTATCCCATTCGTCATTCTTATTAACGGGGGGTTTTACCGATTCGGGATTCCATTGTATCATAATCTAATTAATTTATCATAAAACTCTAAATCATCCATAAAACTCTTTTGATCCTCATCATCATCCATTTTAACGTCATAGAGAAGAGAGGCAACAAAGGCACCAGTTATTGGATAACCCTTATCATGCAGACTTTCACGCCAGAGAGCTGAAGCTAGCGACATTAGATGTCCATACCCTATTTCTTCACCGAGTTTTTTAACCGCTTGGGCTTCTTCATGTATTCTTTCGTTATCCATATCTTCGATTAATATGGTACAAAGATAAAAAATAAAATCGAGACTGCCAAATAATTCTTCAGATATTTATATAAAAACACAGAAACTATGAAACTATTAGACAAGATTTTAATTTGGCTTGGTATCCGTAAAAAAGCACAACCTGGAATAAAATTCGGTTGGAAGAGAGACCTTCCCGACCATAGGGACTATAAATTTAAAGTTAGTATGCCTGTGGATTTACCACCCATGATAGATCTAAGAGATCAATGCCCACCTGTATATGATCAGGGTGAACTTGGTTCTTGTACTGCTCAAGCGTTAGGTGGAGCATATCAATTCGAAGAAATGAAACAACAAATGGAGAACTTCGTTCCATCGAGACTATTCATATATTATAATGAGAGAGAAATGGAAGGCACTGTTAATGAGGACAGTGGGGCTGTAATCAGAGATGGCCTAAAGACAATGGTTGATAAGGGCGTTTGTGATGAAACCCTATGGCCGTATAAAGAATGTAAATTCAAAACCAAACCATCTTCTGATTGTTATAAGACGGCTTTGGATAATCAGGTTCTCCAATATCTGAGAATTAGCCCACACAACCTATATGATGTTAAACAATGTCTTGCTCTCGGATATCCTATTGTATTCGGTTTTACCGTATTTGAATCTATGATGACGCCAGAAGTCGCTAGCACAGGTATTGTACCAGTACCAAAAATAAACGAACAACCTGTTGGTGGACACGCAGTACTTGCTGTTGGATATGATGACAGTAAAAGAGCTCTCATTGTGAGAAATAGCTGGGGAACAAGATGGGGCATCAATGGATATTTTTATCTACCTTATGAATTTGTTAATGATCAAAACATGTCGGCAGATTATTGGTCAATTAGATTAGTAGAATAATGTTTTTATGAAAATATGTGGGATTTATAAAATCACTTCACCATCGAATAAAATTTATATAGGTAAATCTATTGATATTTTAAAGCGGCGTAAACAATATAGTAAATTATATTGTAAAACTCAAACACATCTTTATAATTCATTTATCAAACACGGATTTGATGAACATAAATTTGAAATATTGTGTGAGTGTGATAGAACAGAACTTAATGACTTAGAAATATATTATATTAAACTGTTTCAAAGTTTTGACAGTGAACACGGATTAAATCTTAAAGCGGGAGGCGAAGGCGGTGGAACGCATTCAAAAGAAACAAGATTAAAAATAAGTGAAGGAATAAAAAAAAGTGAAAAAAGTTTCAAAAGAGGTCACATTCCTTGGAATAAAGGTAAAACAAATGTTTATTCCGAGGATAGATTGAATGATCTGAGAGGAAATAAAAATGGAGCAGGAAATAAAGGAAGAAAAAATACGGAAGAATCAATTGCAAGAATGCGAGAAGCTCAAAAGGGACACATTCCATGGAATAAAGGTAAAAAAACGGGAAAGGGTGGGTCATCTACATCATTTAAAAAAGGACACACAGCTTGGAATAAAGGAATACCCGAAAATGAAGAAACAAAAAGAAAAAGACTTATAACGCTTAAAAAATTCTATGAAAATAAAAAACAACTGGTTGAATAAAACAAGAAACCCCGACGATGATCGGGGTTTTTTATTAATTAGTTAATACTGTACAAGTCCTGCCTACCCCTGTTAATGTTGCTACTGCTGCATTACTCGCTGCTGTACGTGCTGCTGATGAACCTTGTAAGGTTATTGTCTTACTTATTAAAGCCACACTTGCCGCCATATCAATAAGCATATTGTCAATCTCTGCTGATGAATAACCATAAGTTGCTGATGGATTAATTGTTACCCTTGTATTCCCCCACGTTGCTCCTGAAGTGTAATCAACCATAGCATTTGCAGGCAGATAGCATTCCGTTAAATCTGATACTATTGGGTTAAGATCACCTGATAACGTGTTACTGCCAGTACCTTTCAGATTAGTCAATGAAGTAAGACCTGCAATACTGCCTGATATTGTGTTGCTGCCATAAACTTCCAGATTAGTCAATGAAGTAAGTGCTGCAATACTGCCTGATATTGTGTTGCTGCCATAAACTACCAGAACAGTCAATGAAGTAAGTGCTGCAATACTGCCTGATAACGTGTTATTGCCAAAAACATACAGATAAGTCAATGAAGTAAGTGCTGCAATACTGCCTGATAACGTGTTATTGCCACCAACTGCCAGATTAGTCAATGAAGTAAGTGCTGCAATACTGCCTGATATTGTGTTGCTGCCATAAACTTCCAGATTAGTCAATGAAGTAAGACCTGCAATACTGCCTGATATTGTGTTACTGCCTTTAATTACCAGAACAGTCAATGAAGTAAGTGCTGCAATACTGCCTGATATTGTGTTATTGCCACCAATAGACAGATAAGTCAATGATGTTAATTTACTTATATCTCCGCTTAATGAAGCAGCATTAGCTCCTGATGTCCATGCATTAATTTTAGTGACAGTATTTGCACTGATCCACATATTAGATGAGCCACTTGTACATTTGACATATATAGTCCTTGTACCCCCAGCTGTTGGAGCCCATGTTTTACTTGCACCCAATGTCCCCGCTGCATCTGTATAGAAATTAGCATTTGCTCCATCTAATGTAAATGTAGTTGTTGCACTAACTGTTACTGATAATGTTGATACCCCTGTACCATCACCTGTTGAGGTGAGTCTGAATGGTAAACCTGCTGATGTTACTACTGTACAAGTCCTGCCTACACCTGTTAATGTTGCCACGGCAGCATCACTATCAACTGTCCTTGCCGCACTACTACCTTGTAAAGTAATTGTTTTACTTATTAATGATGTACTTGCAGCCATGTCTATTAACATATTGTCTATCTCAACTGATGAATAACCATAACCTACTGCCGGATTGATTGTTACCCTTGTATTCCCCCACGTTGCTCCTGAAGTGTAATCAACCATTTGATTTGTTCCAGTAATATAACAGTCGGTTAAGTCTGAAACAATACCATTGAGATCACCTGATATAGTGTTACTACCAGAACAATATAAAGTAGTCAGTAATGTTAGTCCTGCAATACTGCCTGATAACGTGTTACTGCCAATAACTGCCACATAAGTCAATGAAGTAAGTGCTGCAATACTGCCTGATAACGTGTTACTGCCATAAACTTCCACATAAGTCAATGAAGTAAGTCCTGCTACACTACCTGAAATAGTGTTACTACCACTAACAGACAAAGATGTCAATGATGTTAATCCTGCAACACTACCTGATAATGTGTTACTATCACTAACCTCCAAAACAGTCAATGATGTTAAAGCAGCTACTGAGCCTGTTAATGTGTTACTACCACCAACAGACAAATATGTCAATGATGTTAGTCCTGCTACACTACCTGAAATAGTGTTACTACCACTAACAGACAAATATGTCAATGATGTTAATCCTGCAACACTACCTGATAATGTGTTACTACCACTAACAGACAAATATGTCAATGATGTTAATCCTGCAACACTACCTGAAATAGTGTTACTACCCTCGAACCTAAAAGAAGTTAATAATGTAAGTGCTGCTACACTACCTGATAAAGTATTATTCCCTCTTATCCTAATAGTAGTTAAAGCGGTCAGGTTACTAA